TGGCAGCGAGCGCGTCAAGCTCAGCATTTGAAAAATAAACTCCAACAGTTCATTTCAAGTTGTACGTATGGGTAACATATTGTGTTGAGACGCATGCGGGCTTTTGCTTGTTGTGTAGCTCTTCCGTCGCCACTTTTCAAGAAAGAAAAACAATGAAATTCGTACTCCCTTTGCTCGCCCTGTCTGTCTCCCTGCTGTCTGGATGCGCGTACAACGCCTCGCCTTACGGCGCCTCCGTCAAGAACGTTGACGCCATCAAATCCATCAGCATGAAGCCAGTGGCTGTTGCGAAATTTCAGGCTGCAAAGCCAGGCGTGGCCTCCATCACATGCCGCGCCGCCGGGCCGGTCACTGTTTCGCCAAGCTTTGAAAATTACATTGAAAAAGCCTTCATTGACGAGCTCAAGCTGGCAAATGCATACGATGCCAACTCGAAAATCATTCTTTCTGGAAAACTCGAAGAGATTGATTTCAGCTCTGGCATCACTGACGGAAATTGGGCATTCACGCTTGTGGTCTCAAACGCTCGGGGCGAGAGCTTTTCAACGAAATCCGTGTTCGGCTTCTCAGGCAGCTTTGTTGCCGACAAGGCATGCCAGGAAGTTGCCCAGGCCTTCAGCCCAGCCGTCCAGAAGCTGATCGAGGACATTGTTCGCGATCCTAAATTCAAGCAGATCGCAAGCTGAGTTTGCTCTTAGCTCGGTTCTACCGGGCTTTAGAGACATACACGCAGAAATTCACTACCTAACTTCCAAAAGCCCCCAAAAGAAACATATGGACTTTGAAAAACTAGTTGAAATCATCAAACAAGTAGCCATCGAACAGAATTACGAAATAAGCGCTGGCGACAGGAAATTTCAGGTTTATATCGACAATCACAATGCCGTTGCTTTTGAGGTTTTGGCAAATTCTTCGTCAGGTTATATCCAAGTTCATCAATGGGAAGGCGGGGATAGTCCGAGCACTGGCAAATATGGCAGAGGCGTATATTCTTTGCGCAACTACAGCGACGTAGTTCATTTCTGCAACGTGATGATGTCCAGCGCGGCAATCCGCGCTCGTCGCCGGACTTTGTAGCTCTGGTGCCGAGCCCAGGCAAGGATGCCTGGCATGCAGGTATCCAAATCCGTGAAGTCATCCAGAACACGGTAAAAGTGCAGACTGCCGATGTATAAGGCCGCAGATCGCGTGGACTCATCCTCTACTACTTTGGCAGATGCCACCCATTAGCACCCGTGAACTTCAAGCGAATCGCGGCATGCTGCCGCTCGGCACACAAGGTTGGCAAAATATTTGGCAAAACTATAGAAAAAACTATTTCAATCAAGTAGTTATCCAAAATTAAAACTTGGCAAAATGTATGCATGTACACAGAGCCACACCAATTTGAACCTTTGCTGCCATCCGATGGACGCATTGGCTCACTGCTGACCAAGGCCCACGACCTTTCGCGCTTAGCCACGCTGCTTTCGGGCACCCGTGTCCCGCTTGAACTGCGCAGCCTGTTGCGCAGCATGAATTCGTACTACACCAACCGTATCGAGGGGCAGCACACCCGGCCGCATGAGATTGAGCAGGCCTTGCGCCGGGATTTCTCCAGTAATGCCGCGCTGGCCGCCAAGCAGCGCCTGGCCGTGGCCCACATCGAGGCTGAGGTTGCGCTGGAGCAGCGCTACAGCGGGCCGCAAGGCGCGTTCGCTCTTTACTCGGTGGACGCGGTGCAGGACATGCACCGCGAACTGTTTGGGCGGCTGCCTGCCTCAGATCTGTTCACTCCAGAAAACGAATCCATCGTGCCCGGGCAGTTCCGCTTGCGCGAGGTCCAGGTGGGCCAGCATGTGGCGCCAGCCCATGCCAGCGTGCCACTTTTCCTTCAGCGCTGGGCCGGTTTTTACGGCCAGGTGCGGCGCGGTGAAGCAGCGCTGGTGGCCATGGCTGCAGCCCACCAGCGCCTGAGCTGGATTCATCCGTTCATCGACGGCAACGGGCGGGTGATGCGGCTGCACACGCATACGCTGCTGAGCGCCTTGGGCTACACCGCAGGGCTGTGGTCGCCTTTGCGTGGCTTTGCCCGCAGCACAGAGCGCTACTACGCGCTGCTGGCCGACGCCGACAGCCAGCGCCGGGGCGACCTGGATGGGCGCGGCAACCTGAGCGAACAGGCGTTGATCGCCTGGATTGACTATGTGCTGGACACCTGCCTGGATCAGGTCACCTTCATGGCGGGCATGCTCGACTTTGACACCATGAAAGCGCGCATCGAAGCCTGCCTGGTGTTTGAAGCCACGGTGGTCAAACAGGGCGTGCGCCAGGAGTCTTTGCGCGGGCTGCACTACCTTTTTCTCAGTGGCGAGGAAATGGCGCGCGGAGATTTCAAGGCCATGATGGGAATGAGCGACCGGGGCGCCACCGATGCGCTGGGGGCGCTGGTCAAGCGCGGGCTGCTCAAGTCTGACTCGCCACAAGGCAAGGTCCGGTTTGGCCTGCCGCAGCATGCCTTGCGTTTTCTGTTCCCGCGCCTATGGCCAGAAGCAGAGGCTGACGCGGCTGACCGTCGTTGAATATCAAGCAAGTAAACGCGCGCGAACATTTTTAGCTAAATTTGAGTCTGAGGATGACACTCAACTTTTTAAAGGGCCGACATTCAGATTGAAAGTCTGCAATGGAGCGGAAGCTACTTCGACAATGCCGCGAAAGCGGACTTTCGACAGCATTCTTCAAATAGGATATCTTCAAAAAAACCGCTCGGTCGAGAATCGCCTCAAATAGGAGTTAAGCAATCTCTTACAAGTTTCCGGGTTTGCCGCTGTTTTTAATGGAGCAAACTAACCAAGTGCGACAAGCTTAAATGCTATTTTTTTGTAGTTAAAGTTGCCATGCCTACAGTCTGTATTCGCCTGCTACTTGAGAACTCTGGCGGTTTGCACGCAACACCCTCGGCAAGCCTTGCGACCTGTGCAGGAAATTTTCGTTCAGCCGTAAGAGCGACACGGATGGGCCGTAGCATTGACGCGAAGAATGTGATTGAGGTAATGATGCTAGCCGCTGGATGTGGCAGCGAAGTTGAATTTTTGATAGATGGTGACGACGCAGACGAATGCTCTCAGGCTATCACTCGACTCATCACATTAGACCTATTTCCTATGGATGCCCACCGAACATTGCGGAACTATGTCATCGCAACCGGTGATCGCAGTGCCGACTCTCTTGCTGCATTAGCGTTTTCCAACAATGATCTTCGAAACTGGTACACGAAAACTCAACCAGAGCGCAGCGCTCACGACATCGCTACTGCACTAAGCGTATGGGTCTCGCGCAATTGGCCTATGGAAAAAGAGGAAGATGAGTTAATGCACACCGCAGAAGATGACCAACTCAGAAAACTGGCGCCGAATAAATATCTTTTCGTGATGCTCGTAACTGCACGACTTGAGGAGGTTCATCAATGACAGAAACCATGGAAGTAATTATTACTGCTGTCCTCGCATCGATCACCTCGACTTCCATACTAGGAGTGCTCCTCCAAGAATTCATCAAGCGCTGGATGAACTCAAGATTTGATATAGAGCTAGAGGTAATTAAATCTCGCAACGCCGAGCAGTTGGCGGCCTTGAATGCTGAGCTTGAAGGACAGCGAGAAATGTTAAAGCGAGTTGCCCAAGTTCGAATGGAGGTATTCCCTCAAATCTGTGAAAAACTGTACCGTGCTAAAAATGAATTGTCTGCGCAGATCGGTCAATTTGAATCTGTGAACGAACGGTTCATTCTTCGATCTTCCTTACGCGAATTAGCTGAAAAACACGGCGATCAAGTCTCAGACGCTTGCTTTAGATATCGGTTCTTGCTTACGGACCGGCAGTTTTCACTACTTCATAAGTATAAGAATCAAATTCAAACTTTGCCATCCGTTGTCGCAGTAGATGAACAACTAAACGATTCATCGAAAACAACCTCTAGCCTAAAAGCAATCAAAACTGCTTTATCAGAACAGTTACCAGTAATCATCGCGGCACTACAAACCGATGAACCACTTCTTCGGCCCCACGCAGCAACCTAATCCGTCTTTGAGCCTATGTGGTCCAATTAAGTGGTTCGTTAAACATCTGCAAGTCTAGAAATTCAAAAACCTGCGTCCAACTTTATTCAGCTACTCATACTGTACTAAATTGTCCCGTTTCAAGCCTCAGAAACAATACGCCGGACATGGCGCGCACTCATTCCGTACTCTTTCGCCAGTTGCTGCACATTAGCGCCCGTGAACTTGCGGCGGATCGCGGTGTGGTCCTGCTGTCGCTGGCGGGCGCTGATGGTCGGCACATAAAAGCGTGCGCCAGCCATGCGCGTGATGACGCGCTTGACCAGCGCGCTGGCCATTGCTTCACTGTCTGCCGTAGCAAAGCACAGCGCGATGGCGCGGGCCTCTTCTTCCAGGATGTCGAGCGGGTCTTCAAAGGCTGTGGTCATGTGTGGGTCGTGCGGGCTCAGTAAAAACGGATGGGGGCAAACAGTTCGTCGTCGTCCTGGCTGCTGTCGGTGCTCGGAGTGGACGGTGCCGATGGCGCCATCACTGATTTCTGCACCGGCGCCTCGGGAATTGGCAGTGCAGGCGTCTGCACGGGCACGGCGGGCGTTGGAGGCGCAAACACGGCGTATTCGCACTCCTCCAGCAGCAACGGCGCCTGGCGCACCGCATGCTCGGCCAGGTCCCACTGGGCGGGCCGGCGCAGGTGCAGGCGCATGGCGCGGTAGAGGTAGACGGCATACACAGTGCAGTCCAGCGCCTCGTTGCGCCGGTCGGTGCGCGGCTTCCACTCGCGCCGGGCCGGGTTTTTGCGGCTCGGGATCTTGATCTCGCTCAGCAGCTGCTCGTAGAAGTCGTCGCGCACGCCTTCGTACCAGTGCATGCGGCCCGGGCCGCTGCCTTCCAGCCGCACGCGGCCGGCGTTCTCTGACCATCCCAGGATCAGGTCCTTGGCTTTGGCCGTGCCCACGATGCTGACGGACACGCCGTGGCGCGCGGCCTTGGTCGAGCGGTTGTTCGGGTCCACCTTCTTGGGCGGCGTCCAGATTTCCACCTTGCCCACGGCATCCGATGCACCCTTGAGGGCAAACACCGGCCGGTCGGCCCTGTGGTGCTTGCGCACGAACGCATAGGTGGCGTCGCTCGTTTGCCCATCCGAGCAGTCGATGCCCACGGCCTTGATCGACAGGGCCGCGCCGGTGGCGTGGCGGACGCGCTTGTCCAGCAAATCCTCCAGTTGAAGCCAGGCGCCGGCATGGGCCACCACAGCCGGGGCGTAGAGCTCGCCCCAGTACACCAGCCACATTTCCTCGCCGCGCCCGAAGGCCCACACGGTCACGGCCAGGCGGTTGTGCTGCACGTCCACCGTGGCGTGGACCTCCAGGCCGCCCATCGGACAGCTCCACTCGCCGTATTTCTCAGCCCGCTCGCGCAGCACGTCTTCCTCGGGCAGCTCGCCCCGGTACTCCCAGGTCAGGCCCAGCGTGGAATTCCAGAACGCGATCATGTCGGTCGGGTCGCCCCGGTCGAGCTTGTCCTTGGCCTCCAGGTACTTGCGCGCCAGCACGGGCACGCGCGACTCGTCAAAGGTGCTCAGCAGTTCGTTGAGGTAAAAGCCGGGGATGGCGCTGTCGGCCGTGGCGACCCAGCCGCCGCCGCAGGCCTCGGCGCGGCGCAGGTTGGCGATGCGCTCGTCGTCGGTCCAGACCACGGCGCAATGCGGGCAGGTGTAGAAAGCCTGTTCGTGCTGGTAGCGGCCGTAGATCTCGCGCGGCGCGGCATCTTCCGGCTCGGGGATGGTGACGTTCTCCCAGGCCAGCACATGCGTCTCGCCGCAGGCATGGCACGGCACATGGAAGTAGCGCTGGTCGGTCTTGCGCATCTCGGCCTCGACGGCGCTGGCGCCCTTGGCCGTGGGCGTGCCGCCAATCAGGATCAGGTGGTCGGCGTAGGTCTTCACGCGCTCTTCGAGCAGCTTGATGGAGTTGCCCTGGCCGCGCACGTCGGTGGCGGCGTCGTCGGGCTCCTCGACGATCACGACCCGGGCGCTGGTGGACTTCACGTCGCTTGGGCTGTTGGTGCCCACCAGCTTGGCCAGGCCGCCCGGAAAGCGCTTGCGCAGCATGCTGTTGCCGTCCGCGCGGCTCTTGAGGTTGATGCGGCTGCGCAGCACGGCGCAGGCCCGGATCATCGGGTCGAGCTTTTCGCTGGCAAAGTCCTTGGCGGCCTGGGCGCGCGGGAAGGCGGCGACGATCACGCTGGGCTTGTAGTGGATGTGGTAGCCGATCACGTTGCAGACGATGCCGGCGGTGTAGCCGACCTGGGCGCTTTTTTGCACGACCACCTTGCGCGTGGCGTAGTGGTTGGCCACCTCGGCAATGCCGCGCAGCGCGGGCGAGACATTCCAGTCGAAGCGCCCGCGCATCGAGGACTCCTCGTTGCTCAGCACGCGGTACTTCACGGTCCAGGCGGCAATCGAGAGCTTCGGGGGCGGCTTGATCTTGCGCCAGGCGCGGCGAAACATGGCGTGCAGGGCCTTGCGCGCCCTCGCCTCGTGGTCAGAATCCGAGTCGGCGTAGTTCACTCGGGCGACTCCTCGTCGGCGTCGCCTTCGTCCTCGGCCTGCCCGTCTTCCAGGTCATCATCGGCCGCCTGCCAGTTCGACAGGCGCCCCAGGAACTGCTCGAACGTCTCGCGCAGCAGGGCTTCGAGCGCCGGCTTGGCCAGGCCCATCGCCAGCGAAGCCAGGCGCGGCGGCTCGCCCGCCAGGAACTCGCGCGCGCCCAGCACGGCGCTGCTCCACAGCGGCTCGACCTCGCTGGCCGGGATCAAGAGGCGCGCTTCCTTCATCTCTTCGCGCTCCAGCTTGTCGCCCTGCAGCCGGAACACCCGGTCCTTGGGCGACTCGACGCGCACCTTGCGGATCTCGCGGTCAACGAGCCACTGCACGCAGGCGGGCGTGTCGTATTCGCTGGCCACGCCCGGCCCGCCCTGCACGGCCACGGGAAAACCCAGCACCTGCCACTCGGTGATCGTCTTGGGCGCGACCCCAAAGACCGATGCGACCTGCTCCTGACCCTTGATGCGCATGCTTACTTACCCCTTAGGAAACCGCAGAACTAGAAAAAAAACGGGGTTCGAATTACCCGTACAGGCACCCTTCCCGGAAGGACCCGCGATGTTTTGGCGACGCACGCCGGCAGCGGAATGGACTAAGTTTGCGGTCATACGCCGGCCGCCTCACGAATCCGAAAGCGCAGCCGCTTGTCCAGGTACGCCTGCACATCGACTGCCCGGGCCACGCGCTCCATGCTCATGCGCGGTGCATAGGTGGGCGAGCGCACGAACATGAGCACCGGCCGCACGTCAACGCCATACGCGCCCGACCCTGCCCAGATCCCGGGCGCCAGGTGCGCGGTCTTGCCGCTGCGCAGCCGGCCATAGGCGACGAAGTAGCGTCGCCCTGCCGTCTTTGCGCTGCCCTTGTGGATGGCGCGCTTGCGCTTGTCGCTCATGTTGGCCTTGAACCCCTGGTCACCCGAGGCCTGGAAGTACGTGATGAGTTGTGCCAGGAATGGCCCACGCACGTTGCCGCGCCCGTCGTCGCTGCCCGGGTAAGGCGTCTCGGGAACGGCCGTGTAGAAGCCGGCCGGCAGGATGCCCACCCGCCGCAGGGCCACCTCGCTGCGCTTGTCGCGCCGCGCGCCGCCAAACTCCTGCGCCTGCAGAATCTTTTGCGGATCGATGCCCTTGCCGCCCCGGTAGGAAGGCGCAATGCTGGCCGTCAGCTTGCCAGGCGTGGCCAGCGCCACGCGCGGGCTGCTGACGATGTAGGCCGTAGGCCGGTCAAAGACCGAGCGCATCTCGTCCTGCATCGCGCGGCGCACCTGAAACGCCGTGTCGTTGATGGCCTTGGCATACGCCCCGCGCGCGCGCTCGCCGCCCAGCTGGGCCAGCACCTCGCGCACCGTGCCAAGGTTTTCGATCTTGAGAGAAATATCCATCAGGCTACCGCCTCGTGCGGCTGACGCTTCGCCGCCATCGCAGCCAGCTGGTGAAGGCCGATGGCCGGCGCGGACCGCGCCTTATGCGCAGCCATGACTCGTTTTTTAAAGTCCGGGAAGTTTTCACACGTAGCGATGTTGATCGGCGGCACGCCCAGCTCAACGGCCATCAGCGTCACGCCCCGAGCTGATTCGTGCCAGACATCTGACACCTGGGCCTGCGCTTCCCCCTTGCCGCCCGGCCTCTGATGCGCCTGCGGCTGCGGCACAGCCATGGCCGTGCTCACCAGTTCGGCGGCCTGCAGCATGCGGGTTCGGACAATCCCCATGGCATACGCAAAACCCTTTTCTTTTTTGGCCGATTCCTTTGCAGCGGTGAGGAACATGCCGATGTCGGCGCCCTTGCCGATCAAGACCAGCAGGTCAGGATGCGATGCGCTGGCGTCAGCAATGCCTTCTGCCTTCATCCCCATGCAAATTGCTTCAGCCAAAACACACACCGAGCCGTCAGGCTCGCCAGAACCAGCGGCCAGTTGGGCGCCCGGTGTGTGTTCTTTCTCTTTATCTGTATCTTTTTCTTTATCTAGCGTGACATTGCGTGACGCAGCGTGACCAGACCCATTCGCACCCTTGCCAGCAGCGCCAGCAGCAGCTTCCTTTTCACGCTCGCGCTGCTCTCTCTTCCTCTGGGCGGCCGACTTTGCGCCCGATGCATCGTCGCCCGAATCCTCACGCTTGGGCTGGCGCTTCTCCCATCCCGTCAGCCGGTTTCCGTCCAGCATGCGGCCCTGCATCGCGTCCCAAATCGCCTGCACTGCCTCATCCGTCACGTCCAGCGCGCTTGCCAAATCTTCTATCGTGACATCCGCGTGACCGCGCGTGACATGCTGTGACGCAGACACGAGCAGGTGCAAAAACACCGCCTGCACATCGCCAATGCGCTGCTTGGATATCCGCGCCACCGTGCGGAATTTCGGGTCGTTGGGCATGTCGTGCCACAGCCGGAGCCATTGGTTCGACATTACGATGCCTTTGCTTTCATGATCACCCCTTCACCACCCGGAAAATAAGACGCAGCGGCAGGCAGTGGGTGAGGCTGCTTTTTGGTTTGGGGAGCTAATCCGCCCCTATCCGTGCGAAAACTTGTCATTTGGATATCACGCCGTCAGTCTGGCCTGCACCGGCGCCACGCGCACCGGCATCACGGACTTACCGCTCAAGGAGCACGGCCGGGCCACGGCAGCACGCACCAGGCGCTCGGTCTTCACCAGCGCATTGACCCGGGCGGCCACGGTGGACACGTCGATGTCCCGGGAAAATCTGTCCTGGTAGAGGTGCTTGATCTCGCGCAGGCTCAGGTCCTTGCGCCCGGCCGCTTGGGCGTTAGATATCACCGCGAAC